TTACAATAGGTTACATATATCCATACCAAGTTAAGTTTCCTAGATTCTATCCACAGAAACAAGCAGAGCAGCAAGTTGTATCTGATACAAACTCTTCCTTGGTTGTACACAGAGTCAAGTTTCACTTTGGAAAGATAGGTCTATACGAAACAAAACTAGAACGTGTAGGTAAACCAGACTACACAGAAGTATATGAGTCTACCGAACTTGATGAGTATGACGCATCTGATGCACCATATCTTGCAGAGTTTATCAAAACTGTACCAGTATACGAAAGAAACACAAACGTCGAAATAACGTTAACATCAAGTCACCCTGCACCAGCTACGCTTAGATCGCTATCTTGGGAAGGTGACGCTAATCAAAAATATTACAGACGTGTCTAATTACATTCACCCAATCACGTTGGAGGCTGCCACACAGGTTGCCTCTAATCTCCGTCCAGATGACCTCAGAGAGGTTGAAGAGGGGCATGGGATAGATCCTACCGCCCTTCCTTTTCTGATGTCTCAGAACCCATCCTACGTGTATTTCACAGTGCCTGACGGCAAGACTGCTGGCATGGCCGGAGTAGGAAAAGAAGGTGACATATGGATGCTTTGCACTCCAGAGATACACCGATACCCGATTACATTTGCAAGAGAAGCCAAGCGGTATGTCGATAGCCGCATAGAGCCTCTCCTTTGGAATATAGTCGATAGCAGAAACGAAGCACATCTTAGACTGCTGAAGTTTCTAGGCTTCAAGTTTTTACGTAAAGTAAAACATGGGCCAAACAATATAACATTTATAGAATTTTGCCGTGTGCGTAGATGCTAATGCCGGTGCTCGTTTTGCTGCAAAGCAACGACACCTAGATAAGACTTTTAAATTTAAGTCACAGAGTATTCAGTATTGGAATAGAGAGACTGAACTCAAACGAGACAAGAATAGAATAGCTAGAGGATACAGCATAGGTATCAGTAATGACTATGCTAGAGCTCTAGAAAAACAGGGGACTGCTTTTAAGTCTGCTGAAACAGCATATAAAAAGTATATATCCAGTAAGGGTAGAGCTAGAAGCTTTCAAGGCGGTAGGACTAAGGCTTCACAAAGAGGTCAATTACTGCAACTACTAGCAGCTAAAGGAAACCTAGAAAATAGAATAAAGAAAGAGTTTGGCCGCAACATGGATGCTAGATACAGAAAGCGTCTAATGCAGATGCAAACAAAACAAGTAGCAGCTAGACAGAAGTTAGGCAACAGACCAGAGTTTGGTGCTCCAGTTCTAATGCCACCAACAGATTACCTAAGCACATTTATCAATGCTGGTATATCTCTAGCTTCTGCTTATGTAGGTGGTGTTAGTGGATCTGACATTAAACTAAAACAAAATATAGAACAAGTTGGTATATCAGATCAAGGCTATAAAATATATGAATTTAATTACATAGATAGTCCGGTAAGATACCGTGGAGCTATGGCTCAAGATATAGTTAAGAAGAATCCAATGGCTGTTGGTATACATCCAGAAGGTTATCTAACTGTTGACTACAGCAAGATAGATGTAAACATGGAGGTCGTATGACTTTATCAGGTGGATATTTTGAAACCATAGGTCGTCAATCGGGCATGACCCCACAGGTTGACGACAAGATGGCGTACGCCGACACAGAAGGCAGTCAAGTTGATAATGTAGGAAAGCAAGCCAAAGAGTTAGAGAAAGATTATTCTGACTTTATACAGCAGAGAATCAATGACTTCAATGCTCAACATAGTAGGGACATGAAGACCTTTGGTAATATCATAGAGTTTATTCCTACAGCTAAAAAAGGTATAGAGAAACTTCAAGATATACAAGATGACCACAATTACTGGAAACGTCTTGTAGCTACTGGTCAATCATTAATAGATGATGGTGGTCTTGAAGAAGAAGATGGTGTACTAAATGTAGGCTTATATGGTGAAGCTGGTAGTCTAGCAGTAGAAGGAGCTCCGGGATATATCCAGCGTATGACGTTAACAGCTGCTAATACACAAGCTGGTGCTAACGATAGAGTGATTGCAAACAGATTAGCTAATAATGTACCCGGATATTTTAGTATGGGTATAGGTTCGATTAAATTACCTACTGCCGATGGCCCGTTAGGTTTTAATGAAATACTAGATCCAGAACAACTTAATACTTTTTTAGATGTAAATGCTTCTATGATTATAGGAGCTGCTATGAACGCCAATCCTACAATTAGTGAAAGGGTTTTAAAAAAACATTTACTACCTAAAATACTTGCACATCAAAATGTTGAAAGGCAAAGATGGGAACAAAACCAACGAGCTGCATTTGATGCGTCATTAAAAACAAAAGAGCAGCTAGATATATGGGAATCAGCAAATAATGCAGCAACAGCACTAAGCGGTGCATTTGGGCCAACAGGTTACATACAAAAGAAAGCTGCATTTTATAATCAGCTTACACCCGGAGCTGGTATGAAGATAGCAAAGAATGAGTGGACAGACAATATGGAAGTTGGCATACTGGGAGGTTATGTATTACCAGATCAGGTTGACTCCATACTTACAACACCATTTAAGGCTAAAGATGGCAGTTTTACTACATTTGAAAAGCTTGATCCTATAAATGCTAGAAAGCTTAGATCTGCTGTAGCTAAGTTTGAAGCTGGTGAAGCAGAAGCTGTACAAGAAAGAATCGAAGCAGAAGAGAAAAAGTTTGTCTTTGAGTATATAACAAACTATGAAGGGCCAAAAGACGAAGACTATATTAAGAATGTAACTAAAGCTTGGAGGACAAACTTTAATAATACTAAGTATCCAGAAGAACTAAAAAACTTATACACAGCAGGGTTTGAAGATGAGCTTGCAAAAGTAGAAAGACTAGAGCATATAGCTAGTCAAGGAGGTATAGTTACTAACGAAGACATATCTACAATAGTAAACCCCGGTCTACTTAAAAGAGCACAGGCAGCTGTAACTAGAGCAAGTCTTGAAAGTGTACCAGAGGACATAGAAAAAGAAGCCAAGAAGCTTATCAAAGCAAACGTGGCTCAACACACCTTTGAGAATGATCTAAGTAAAGCTACTACACCTAAGTTTGTAGCAATCGAAAGGCAAGCCTACAAAGGTTTTAGAGCAAAGTTTGCAGAACTAAAAGGCAATGGTGCATCTGATTCAACAGCCCAGTCTGGTGCAGAAGACTTTGTTATCGAACAGATTAAAAAAAACAAGTTTGACGAGTTACCTGAGTACTCTCCAGCTAACGCAGCTAGTAAAGCTATCAACACATTTAGAACAGCATCAATAGTACAACCTGATATTATCAGTAGTAATACAGCAATCGCTGGTGAGAAGCCATATTTAGATGCAGCAGAAGCATACTTTAAGTCAGATTTTAAACTAGGCAGCTTGCCAGAATACTATACACTAGCAGCTAAACAGTATAAAAACTTAGATCCACATGATCTAGCAAGAATTAGACTAGAAAGTACAGGTAGATTACCTAAAAAAGCTAAGTCAGAGTATAAAGATGTAGACGACTCTACTTTACTTACACATAATAATACATCATCTAAAACACTACGAGCAGCTTTTACATCCTCAAACATGAGTTATGTACTAAACAGACTTGTCAACCCTAAGACACAATCTAACGGTGGCTATAATGCTGTAAAGAAAAATGGTAAGTATGTTAAGTTACAAAAACCTTTGAAAGATCACACTATTGCAGAGGTCTTGGCCCTATACAATATGGGCTTTGATAACTTTGGTATGTATGATTTTAGAGGTGACGGATTACTATCAGTGTTACAGGCACAAACTATGCCATTTGAACTAACAGATAAGTTTGATGAACAGATACAATCTGCTCTTATAGTTGGTAGACTTAGACAAAAGATTGCACTAGGTAAGGTGTTGAATGGCGACCCTACATTTAGAAGACAAGTTAATATACCAAAAGCTGACATGGATCAATTCATGCAGATCGTAGGATTCCTACCACCAATGAATCAACTAGACAATTTACTTCCAGCAGTTGCTAAGGCACTTGTGGATGACAAACTAAAATAAATCATGGCAGAAGAAAGAGACTATGAACTCGACCCCCTAGCGGTCGAACAGTCTGCACAGCTCATCAACGAATTTGGTAATGAGCTGAAGAGACAACAGGCTACGGCTGAAGCTAAGGAAGTAGAAGATGTAAACGAAAAGCAGGCACTAGCAGAACAGGATGACCCTAGAAACGCTGAAAAGTGGGGTATCAGGGCAGTAGCAAAAGAGCTACAATCTGCTATTACTGGTGGTACACAAGACACAGCATCTTCTATAGCAACATTTCCAGAGCGTACGATAGATGCACTCTCTGGCGAAATGGCAAAAGAAAGAGAAGAGAAGGGTTACTACGCACCTGACTGGCAACCATTCAATAGCTACGAAGATCCTATCATTACCAAAACATGGTGGGGTAAGCTAGCACGTGGTACAGTACACTTTGGTACAATGGCTCTAGGCACACTTCTAGCAGCCAAAGGACTCGCAGCAACAGGTATACCGATGCTTGCTGGCGGTGCGTCAGCACTACTAAAAGCTGGTAGCATACGTAGAGCAGCTGGTGTCGGTGCTTTGTCTGACCTTATATCTAAAGAGTCAGACGGACACAACGCTTTAGGTGCTCTTACAAAACACTATGGCTGGGCAGATACACCACTAACTACAAAAGACACAGATCATCCTATAATGATGAAAGTAAAAAACATCATAGAGGGTATGGGTATAGGACTTGTAGCTGATGGTGCATTTTTCTTGGTAGGTAAAGGTAGTACTAAAGTACGTAATTTTATACGAGCACGTAATGACAGTGTAGAACAGCAAACCATTGAAAATGGACTAGCACAAATACGTAGAGGAGAACAGGAGTTTCGGGCAGATAAAAATGCACCGATAGCTGACAGACATCAAGGAGCACATATATCAGAAGTAAACGCAGAAGATGCACGCATGCAGCTTGAGCGTACACGTACAGAATGGGGTGCAGAAGATGGCTCTACGGGGTCAGTTACTACACCACTAGAACGTGAACGTATAGCTAGAGAAGGTGCTACATCAGATGATGTTGTCGAAAGTGTTATGCGTAAATTGATGAGCACTGAAAAGTTTGCAAGAGAACTAGATGCTGTAAAAGGTAATAGGCAGGCTTTGGTAGATAAATACAGATATGCGATAGATATGCACCAAGAGATAGTTAATGGTAGAAATGCTAAAGAACTATCTGCTGAAGAATATCTTGGAAGATTATTTGAAGAGACTAACACAGTCAATGGCCAAGAGATTTGGACAGCACGTAACGTAGTTGCTGCTGACCTTGTTATAGGTTCGTTGTTAAAACAGCTTAGAGATACAGGTATAGCTGGTAGAGAGATCATGGACTTTGTGTCTGTAGATGACATAGACGGCCCAGCTAAACAGATTGTAGATACTATGCTTACTGCCTTAGAACAAACAAAAAGAACAAGATTAGTATTATCTGATGAGTTCAAGGGTCTAGATGCTAGAGCTATGAAAGAAGCCATAAATGATACTGTTAAAAAAGAAATGGTAGATACAAAAGAATCTATCATGACTATGCTAAAAATAGCTAAAGATGATCCAGATGACAACCTATTAAATGCGTTGTTTGAAACATTTTCTATGATAAAAGATTTACGCAATCTAGAAGATTTTGATAACTGGGCAAGAACAGTACTAAAAGGCGGTAAATTAGATCCTACTGCACCTGATCGCACAGGAGCTTTGATTAGAAGTTTACAAGAAACAATGAGTCATAGCATACTAAGTGGGCCTAAAACACCAATGCGAGCACTAATGGGTACATCTGCTGCAACTATGCTTAGACCTTTATCTACACTTATTGGTGCTACTATGCGTTACCCATTTAATGGTGATGCAGCTACAATACGTGCATCATTGTCTTCTATAGCTGCTATGAATGAAGCTATACCAGAAGCATTTGAGTTATTTTATACACGACTTAACTCTTACTGGACTGGAGAAATGTCTACTATCAAGACACGTTTTATAGAAGTATATAAAAATGATGATAACTGGGAGATAGTACGACGTTGGGCAGAAGATAGTGGTAGAGCTACATATGGAGATCGTGCAGTATTTGCGATTACAAATATGATGCGTAGTATAAATAATACAAACCTATTTACATACTCTACAAAAATTATGGCTGCAACTGACGACATGTTTGGCTTCCTTATTGGTCGTGCAAAGATGCGTGAAAAGGCTATGCGTAGAGTACTAGAGTTACAAGGTAATGGCATCAAACTGCCAGAGATAACACCTCGTCTTATGAGAGCTTATCAAGACGATTTCTATAGTCAGGTGTTTGACAACAACGGTAATATTATAGACGAGGCTGCTGAGTTTGCACGTAAAGAAGTTACACTAACGCAACCACTTACAGGACTATCTAAAGGACTTAGTGATATAATGTCAGCTAACCCTTTAACAAGACCATTCTTTTTGTTTGCTAAAACAGGTGTAAACGGTCTACAACTTACAGGTAAACATACACCGGGTTTTAACTTCTTAGTCAAAGAGTTTAACGATATAGCTTTTGCCAATCCTAAGAATCTAGATAATGTAAATAAGTATGGTATATTTACTGCCGAAGAATTGTCTAACGCACAGGCACTACAAACAGGCCGATTGGCTATAGGTTCTGCTGTAACATTTTTAGCTGTAAATGCTTGGATGAACGGTAAACTTACAGGTAATGGCCCTGCTGATAGACAAAAGCGTCAGGGTTGGATAGATGCTGGTTACTTACCTAGAACTATAGAACTAGCTGGCATACGTGTAGGCTATGACTCTATAGAACCTTTTAACCTTATAATGTCTACAATCGCTGATATAGGTGATGCAAGTGAACTTATGGGTGAAGAGTGGACAGAAAGAGAACTACAAAAAATATCATTGGTTATAGCACAAGCTGTATCTAGTAAGTCATATTTATCTGGATTACAGTCCTTTACTGATTTGTTTGCTGGTAGACCCGGCCAAGCTGAAAGAATTGTAGCTAATTTACTAAACAACCAAATACCTTTAGCTGGTTTACGTAACGAGCTAGGCAAACTGTTTGTGCCATATATGCGTGAAATTGGCTCTGGTATTGACCAGTCTATACGTAACCGTAACTTAGTGTTTGAAATGCTACCCGGCGAAGACTTACCTATAAAGTATGATATGCTTAACGGTCAGCCAATCAAACCATATGATTTCTATACTAGACTATATAATGCTATTAGTCCTATACCACTAAACTTGTCTGTAACACCCGGTAGACAGTTTCTATTTGAAAGTGGTTACGACTTACGTTTATCAACATATTATGCACCAGATGGTACTAACCTGACTGACCATCCTACGATTAGATCACGTTTTATGAAAGCTATAGGCGATCAAAACCTAGAGCGTCAACTTGATAAACTATCACAAAATCAAAAAGCACAGCTGTCCATGAAGCAGATGCACAAAGATATACGTGATGGTAAACGTGCACAGTATGATGCAAGAAACTACTGGCATAATGGTAAGATAGATCAATTATTTCAGAAAGCTAGAAAAAGAGCATGGGCAAGTATTATGCGTGACCCAGAAATTGCAGCTTTAATTAAGGAACAAAGAGATGCAAAGCTTGATAAAGTTTTAAAACTTAGAGATACAACAAACATCCTCAACATATACAAATAAATGGCAACAACATTCATAGATTATACTGGGGATGGGAACGCTACTAAGTCGTTTTCTTTCCCTTCTATACAAGAGTCTGACGTAAAAGTAGAAGTAGATGGTGTCGTAAAAACATCAGGCAACCACTACAATATATCAAGCTACACTACTACAGGTGGTGGTAATGTAGTTTTTACATCAGGCAATATACCAGTCAGCCCACAGTCTATACGTATCTTTCGTGATACAAACGTAGATAGTGCAAAGGC